AGCCGGGACAGCCGGTGCCTTAAATAGTCCCCCTGCGTCCGGAACCCGGATCGATGACAGTGCCCAGACGTATGATGCCGGGGAAACAAACTACCTTGCGGACATCATGCAGAATGTCCGGAAGATTGCCGCAGCGGTTGCCGTTCCGGTCATGCTGGCTTCCGCTCCGAATGTACGGGCGATGGATATACCGACCCCGAATATCTCCGACGCCTATAACGTGGAAAATATCCGGGAAACGAACAATACGTTCACCACCGACACCAGCCGGACGTACAACAACAGCGGCCGGACGTACCAAATTGGCAAGGTATGCGACGAAGTGGTTATCCATGTGGCCAATACCGACCAAAAGGGACGTGATGAGATTCGTGCAGAAGTAATAAGAGTATTTGAAGAATTGGGAGAAGGATAATATGGCAACGAAATACACAGTAAAAGAAGTAGCCCAAACGTTCAAACGGGTAAGCCGGTTCAACCTGGGCGACATGCTGCTCAGCGTGCTCGGCTACAAGGGATTGCCCTATCCGGGCGGTTTCATTCCCGACGCGCCGGGCAAGTACAAGGCGGACGGGTACGAATACCCCGGCGAACAAGCTTCGGAAAAGACCAGTTCCGACTTCGGCTCCACGCTCCGGAAGAAGGACGCGCAAGGACGCTGGTATTTCATGCCGATCGTGCTGGAGCATAAAGGGACGGAATACGAGATACCGAACGCCGTCATTTCCATCCGTGGAAAGAAAAGTATCGTGGAAACGGCGATGGTCGGCCGCAAGGGTACGGTCAAGGAACTGATCTCGGTCGATGATTACGAGATACGCATCGCCGGTGTCTGCCTGGACGTGGATTTTCCCGACCAGCAGATTAACGCCCTGAATGAATTGTACAACATCAACGAATCGGTTACGCTCAAATGTGCCCTTACGGACATCTTTTTAGACGAAGAGGATAAGGTCGTGATAAAAAGCATCGACTTTGCCGAAATGAAAGGCTGCGAGACGGCACAGGTGTTCACGATGGAACTGGTAACGGACCGGAGTTTTGAATTAATACTGGAATAATATGTTTGCTTTATGTTGTGAAATAAAAATCGGTTCGGTCTCCTTTGGGTCTGTGCACGACGTGAAGGTGAAACGGAGCCTGTATGACCTGATGGCAACCGCCACGATCAAAGTTCCGGTAACGGCCGTGCTGAAACATGCCGGGGAACCGCCGACGCATATCGAAACCGCTCAGGCCATCAAAGTAGGCGACAAGGTGGAAATCAAGTTGGGGTACGACGGAAGCCTGAACACCGAGTTTATCGGCTATGTAAAGCGGCTGAACTACAAAGTCCCCTTGGAAATCGAATGCGAGGACGAATATTACAAGCTGCGTTTCTTGAACTGTGTTTTCTCAAAGAAGGAAACAACGCTTAAAGACTGTTTGAACACCATTCTAACGGGAATCCAACTGGGCGAGATTGTGGGTCTGACGTTAAAAAACTTTGTCGTCAACAACAAGCCCGGCAGTTGGGTTCTGGGTCTCTTGAAAAAGGAATACGGGCTTGTGGCGTGGTTTGACATAAACGGGAAACTCCATGTCGGCAAGGCGAACAACGTTAAGGGCGAAACGGTGAAATACGTCCTTCGGGAAAACGTGATCAGCGATGATGAACTGAAATACCAGTTGGCCGAGGACATCAAACTGAAAGTAAAGGCGGTCTGCTATTACAAGGACGGCTCGAAGATAGAGGGTGAACTGGGTGAGGACGGCGGCGAAACACGTACCTTTTACTATTACGACGTAAAAGACGCCGGCGAATTAAAAACGCTGGCACAGGAAGAACTGAAACGGTACTCGTTCGACGGTTACCGGGGCAAGATAACAACCTTCCTGCTTCCCTACGCCCTTCCGGGCATGGTGGCGAGTATCGAGGACAAAGTGTATAACGAACGGAGCGGCGACTACTTCATCGAAAGCGTGGAAACGTCTTTCGGAACAGGCGGCGGCCGGCGTACCGTTGAAATCGGGATTAAGGCATGAGCAAGGAAATGGAAGAATTACGCCGGAAGTTCCAGCAGCGGTTCGGCGAAAGTGGCGACCAGGTATTCCAGGGAACCGTTACCGAAGTAAACGGGGATGAGTTTACCTGTACAGTGAAGCGTGATGATCAGGTGGATTATTTCGATGTGCGCCTTCGCGGTCTGGTGAACGCCAACCTGCAGGGCTTCGCCTTTATCCCGCGTCTGCAAAGTACGGTGCTGGTCTGCCGGATCGGGAAAAGCAACGAACTGTTCGTGTGTCAGTTCACCGAGATAGACAAGATGATATTTACCGATGCCGATTTGGAAGTAATCATCGACACCGAAAATATCGACATCAAGAAAGGTGAAAAGATAACCGTCCATGTGGACGCGGAAAAGCTGGAAGTAACGAATGACAAGGTGAAAACCCTCCATGAAGCGGAAGCACTCACCCTCACGGCCGATTCTACGACGGTCAAGGTCTCCACCGGCGGTGTAACTGTCACCCGTGGTGGCTCAGGACTAAAGAAAACGCTGGAACAAATGCTGGACGGGATTTGTGCCCTGACAGTTCCGACAGCTGTAGGTCCGTCCGGCGTACCTATCAATATGGCGACATTTCAACAAATAAAGGCGGATTTGCCTAATTATATGGAGGGATAAATTATGGCATTAGTAAAAGCGACAATCAAATCAGAGATAAAGGAAGCCTTTACCCAGGTGATGGACCAGCAGGACGACGACCGGGATGGGGCTATCGACAAGGTGGCGGATAAGCTGGCGGATGCTGTCATGAACGACATCAAAAGCGCGACAATTACTTATACAGCCGGTCTGACAACTTCGATGGGGCCTGTGACCGGTACTTTTGGCAATACTATATTATAAAGCCTATGAAAGATTATAAGCAACAGCCTGACGGCGACCTGGATTTTACGACCGGAGATTTGCTGATAGCGGAAAGTACCTACCAGCACCAGCGCGACCTGCTGTATTCGGACAAGGGCCATATACGGCAGAAGGCGGAAGCCGGTGTCGGAGCTGTAAATTATATGATGGACAACGACCCGGAAGGCTTGCTCAGAGCCACGCGCAAGGAGTTTACGGCCGACGGCATGAAAGTAACAAAGGTGGCCTTTGCCACCTATTCAAACGATTTAAATGTGGAGGCACGATATGAAAACGATTGAAGTGGAAAACGGCCAGCTGCTGCTGGACATCGCCCTGCAACAATACGGCACGGCGGAAGCCATCGGCGAGATCGTCCGGAACAACCCGGAACTGAAAAACGAACCTTCGGCCGTGGTGGAATCCGGCCGGGAACTGGGAGCCTTCTATCCGGACATCAAACTGGTTTCGGGTTCCACGGTACAAATCGACGACGAAAGCCGCCTGATTAGAAAAACGGTAGTCAAGAAAATAAACCGAAGTATCACCACTTATATGGAAGCGCAATGGCAAGAACGATTGAACAAATAGAACAGAGCATCACGGAAAGGTTGAAGGTTTCTTTTTCCCTTTCTACCTCGGCGGCCTCGGAATGGCGGCTTTGGGTACACTGCATGGCGTATGGCATTTACCTTTTTGAAATCGTGCTGGACACGTTCAAGAAGGAAATGGACGAAGACGCGGAAAAGGAAGTGGCCGGAACCGTTACCTGGTATAACGACAAATGCTATGAGTTCCAGATGGGCCACGAACTGGTATTCGATACCGTAACCGGTCTGCTGGAATACCCGGTGGTGGATGAATCCGCCCGCGTGATCAAGATCGCTTCGGTGAATGTGGCGGAAGACAACACGATCATGTTCCGCGTCGCCACCGAAGACGAAGCGGGAAAGATCGTGCCGCTCACGAGTAACCAGCTTCTGAATTTCAAGAACTACATCGACGCCATCAAGTTCGCCGGTACGAAATCCGAGGTTATCTCGACCGATGCCGACGAGGTGCGATATGATATTAAAGTCTATTATAACCCCGCCAATCCTGTGGACAGCGTGCAGGAAGCGGTACTGGCTTCGCTGGAAGAGTTCAAGACGGCGCAGAAATTCGGGGGTGTGATTTATTCGCACAAGATGCTGGAAGCGGTAACGGCCGTCGCGGGTGTCGTAACGGCGAAAATGGTTGCCCTTTCCCGCAAGGGCACGGAGGACGAGGATTTTATCCCCATTGACACGATGGCGACCCTGCATGCCGGGTATTTCAACTACACGGAAGACAGCAAGCTGGAAATGGTATCTATAAACGATATTTAGCGTATGAACATTATCCTGAACTTCAAAGAAATCGTCCGGCAATATGTCGCCCCGCACCGCAGACAGCCGAACCGCCTTCGGTGGCTTTGGGCGTTGGTGGATTTGGAAAGCGTCTGGGATGCCTTTGCCGTCTGGCGCGATTATTACCGGTACAAGGTACACGTAACAAGCCAGCATAAATCCCTGGAAGGCCACCTGAACAAGACGTTCGGCGGCGGTATCCTGATCAAGAGCTACGAGGACCAGTTCCTGGCCATCGGGTTAAATTCGGAACCGGCGCACTGGGTGTTGTTCGAGCCGATGCAGGAAATCGCCCTGGAAGGTGAAGGCGGGCAAAGCTTCAAGGATGTGGATTTTATCGTCTATGTGCCGGAGGGCGTGGACCTGAACCTTGTCCGGGCGGAAATAGAGAGATACAAGATTGCAGACAGAACCTATAAAATAGTAACAAAGAAATGAAACGGCATGTACAATACCCCGGCGTAAGGAAATGGTCGGGAAATGATTTGTTGGAGTTGCAGAGCGAAGGCCTTCGCATAGCCGACGGCTTCTTCTCACAGTACGGCAACTGTGTAATCTGCGGCTGCGCGTTATCGGAAACCGGCATCGATGCCGGGCTGGTCAACATTGACGGCATGGTGCTGCCATTGGCGGCTACGAGTGTGGAAGTATTCCCCGTCTATTTGGTCAAGGACGAGGAACACGTCCAACGTGAATACGCAGACGACAAAGTCCGTGACATTGCCGTCCGGTATTTTGCAAAGGTGGTCCAGGCAAAACCGTCCGATACAGGCTTTATTGAGATTACAGCCGACGGATCATCCACATTCTTTGATAAGATGGAAGCTGTTTGGCTGACGGATATACTAAACCGGCTGGAGTCCCTGAAGAAGGCGGACAAATCCCTGTCCGATGCCATTGAACTGTTGAAGGATGCAGACAGGAAAGCCGCAGAACGCATCGTCACGCTCGAAAAGAAGATGCCATCCTACCTTGACCATATCCCGACAGTAAACGATGACAGCTATTTTGTGGGGGTCGAGGTTTGGACGGTGGACGAATACGGGAATAAGACGTTCTGGAAGTGCCACGACAACACGGAAGGCAAAGCCGTATGGAAACGCAGCGGTGAAGGTTCCGGAGGCGGTGGCAGTTACGGGGGAGCGGTTTACCTTACCGGACAGACTGATTTTTCTAAAGCAACAATTATAATTAAGGAGGGCTATTTAAAATGAGTGAATCAACAACCGGTGCATACGTGTACCAGCAAATCGTGAAGAGTACGGCTCAGTGGGCAGCCGATAAAACCGTCATCGTTGAAAACGTCTGGCTTTTCGAACGCAGAACCGATGGCAAGATAGTGACCAAACTGTCCGACGGAAAACACTGCTATTCCGACCTGGACGAATACGGCCTGAGCGCATGGGATGCGGCGCAGCTTGGTGGCTACAAAGGAACTAAAGAGGAGTTCTACTTGTCGCTGGGCACCCTTGATGAAAAAGTGGAGCAGGTGATAAACCTTGTATCATCGCTCAACGGTAAATTCGCAGAAACTCCGGATCTGCCGTCAACACCCGGGGAAGATACACTGACCTACCAGTC